GTGCGGCCGGGGTTGTCGAGCGGCAGGATCGCCTCGCGCCGGTTGCCCTCCGCCAGCCGGTACAGCCCGTCGCGCTCCACGATCCCGCCGTAGGAGTAGCCCCGCGTTGGGGTGGGGCTGGTGGCCTGCCCGACGTTGAAGATGGTGCCGTAGCGGGCGAGGATGTAGCGCAGCCCGGCGATCACGTTGGCGACCGGGTTGAAGATGCCGCCGTAGCCCGGCAGTGCGTAGGCGGCGAACGTGGACGGGATCGCCTGCATGAGGCCGCTCGCCCCGAGGATGGAGTTGTAGGCGTTCGGGTTGAACGACGACTCGCGGGAGATGAGGGTGAGCAGCGGACCGAGCCACGAGGCCGGGACGCCGACGATGCCCATGGCCTGACGGATCGCAGCGAGGATCGCAGGGGAAGCCGAGGCCGAGCCGAGGGTGGGGGCCGTCCCCGAGTAGGAGAGGCCGCCGGCGTAGGCGAGGGTCTTGTCGTAGACGTAGGCCATGAGCTTGGCCGCCACCTGCGACAGCCACCCGCGCTGACCTGCCTCGGGTGGGCGGGGGAGCGGCTGGAACGACGGGAAGTCGGTGTCGCCGAGCAGTGCCCTGCCCTCGGCGGGCTCGACGTGCCACGGCTCGTAGCTCATCGGGAACCGCAGGCCGAACTCCTCGGGGCGCAGGTTCCGCCAGTGGTTGCCGTCGGATGCGAGGCCGAAGTTGTGCATGGACCGACCGGGCGGCGCCGCGGGGGCCTGACCGGGCACCCCGGCGAGGTATCGCTGGTAGAGGCGGGTCTGCTCCTCGATGGACCGGTAGCCGGAACCGACGTGATAGCCGCCGCCGTTGGCGAGCGACCAAGTGGACAGGCGCCGGGCGAACTCGGCCACCAGTCCAACCACGTCGCCGGTGACGCCGGGCACGAGCTGGCCGGACTGGATGGTCGGGGTGGTGATTCCACCGTCGGCGAACCACTGCACGTTGCCGCCGAGACGTCGGGCCGTCTCCGCTGCGAGCTCACGCGACCGCGCCCGGTTGGACGGGTCGAACGGGATGTACGCCTCGCCGTGCGACGACCCCCGGCCACGCCTGCCCTCGTTGAACACATGGACCTGCGCGCCGTGGTGCGCCTCTGCGATCCCGCCCTTGGCGAAGTTCAACTCGATCGGGGTCTCGCCGATCCCGGTGAGCAGCGGGTTCAGCGCGCCCACCAGCGACCGCGCGTAGCCACGCGTGATGCGGACGACCTCGGAGCGGCCCTCGCGCAGCCCGTCGGTGATCCCCGCGGTGATGGCGGCGGAGATGGACACGGCGAGGCTGACCATCCGGTCGCCCCACGTCTCGAAGCCGGACAGGATGCGCCCGAGCACCCGCTCGACGGCGTTGGCCCACATCCGCATCCCCGGCGTGGTGGCGGCCACCAGGCGCTCGCCCATCGGCGCCATGATCGACACGATGGCGTCCACTTGCGCTGCGATCATGGAGGCGTCGAAGCTGATCGTGAACGGGATCGACCCGGCAGCGTTGCCGGACAGGGGGATGACGGCCTCGGGGCCCGCTTCACCGATCAGGGCGAGGGTGGGCTTCGTGACGATGCCGCCCTTCGCCAGCTCAACGTGCGGGATGTGGGGCAAGTCAGGGACGTTGAAAGTCGGTCCGGGACCGGGCGGGTCGATGGTGATGCCGCTGATCCGGTCGATCACCTCGCGGTTCACGAGGTCGATGATCGAGTTGACGATGGATGCCGCGAACCCGGTGGCCGCGCCGAACCCAGCCTTTATCGCGTCCATCACCAGGCCACCGAAGCCAGTGAAGGCGTCCGCCATGGTCCGAGGGATGCTTGACCAGAAGTTGATGACGGCCACACCCCAAGCGAAGAACCGATCCTTCACCCAGGTCAGCCCTCCCACCGCAGCGCCCCACAGGGTCGAGCCGAGGCGGGAGAAGGAGTCGTATGCCCACGTCAGGAACCTGGACACGACGTCGCTCAAGAACTGGAACAGCGCCCACCAGATATGCTTGAACCCGTCGAACACCTGCCCCCAGTCGCCGGCGAAAATCCCGGTGACGATGTCGCGCCAGCCTTCGAGGACCTCGCCGAGAGCGTCGAACCCGTCCGAGATGACCCCAAAGATGAACTGGAACGGGCCGATGATCGTCTGAGCCAGCGCCCCCCATATCCCGTCAAGGCCCCGAATCCAGTCGCGCAACTTGTCGAGCAGTTCGTCGAGGATGTTGCCGATCGCCTCGTCGATCTTGGGGCTCGACTGGCTGAGTCCTTGGAAGAACCCGAGGGCGATGGCCCCGTAGCCTGCGACGATGCCGATGGCGATGGCACCCATGATCTTGAGTCCGGTCTCGGAGAAGATCGCCCCCACCACGGGGCCGCCGAGGAACTCACCGAAGCGGCGCAGTCCTTCCAAGATGGTGGTGCCGACCTTCATCCAGTCGATGCGATCGAAGGCATCGCTGATCCACTCCTGCGCGCGCTCGAACAACTGGGTCAGCCCGTCACGGAGCCGCGGGCTGAGGGCGATGATGCCAGCGATCAACGCACCTCCGATGGCGACCGGCCACCCGAGGACCAGTCCGGCGACCGCGACGCCAGCCACCGCCAGGGCTGGGCCGAGAACTCGATCCCAGTCGACGTCGGACAGGACGTCACTGAGGGCAGAGAAAGCACTGCTGATCCTGCCGCCGATGGACTCTGCCAAGTCCCCGAGACCACCGGAGTCGAGCCACTCCTGCCACCGAAGCCACGCCTCGGTCCCGAAGTCCACCAGCCAGTTCGCGGCGGGCGAGTCGACGACCTGCTGGAACGCCGTGGTGATGCGCTCGCGAACTCGGTCTGCGAGTTCGCCGATCCCTCCGCCCTCCACCCATGCCACGGCGTTGTCCCACGACTCGGTGAAGAAGTCGGACAGGAAGGTGGCGGCGCTGCGCCAGTCGCCGTCCATGACCTGCGCCGCCAGTTCACCGATGGACTCCGCGACGCCGCGGAACGCGTCGATGACCGGCGCCGAGTAGCGGGTGACGAACTCCACGACCCGGCCGAGGAACCCGTCCACGAACTCGCGGAAGGTGTCGTTGTGCCGGTACAGGATCGTGGCGAGAGTGGTCACAGCGACCACGAAGGCGATCAGCGGGTTCGCCGCGATCACCTTGAGCGCGGTGCCCATCAACTGCATGATCGCCACCGCACCCTTCTGCGCGACGATCGCGGCGAGGGCGATGGAGATGCCGAGCAGGCCGGACCGGACGATGGCCCATACGCCGCGGCCGTTGAACAGCGAGTCGAGCATGGTGGTGAACGCGCCGACGGCGTTGGCAACCTCGTCGATGAACGGGGTCAGCGAGTCGATCACGAGGATCTCGAGCGTGTCCTTCAAGGTGGACAGCCGGCCGTTCAGGGTGCGGGACTGGCGTTCCATGGCCGATGCCGCGCCCGGCATGTCGCGCATCCCTTGGAGGATCGCCTGGATCGCGACGTCGGCGGGCAGCGCGCCCTTCTTCATCATGTCGAAGGCGTCGGCCACGGTGATCCCGAGCGACCGGGCGATCGCGTCCACGGCGGAGAAGCCGGGCAACTGCTCGCTGATCTGGTTCAGTTCCTCGGCCGATGCCTTGCCCTTGCCCTTCATCTGCCCGAGGGCACGGATCACGCCGTTGATCTCCTCGGTGCCTGCCCCGAGGTTGGCGGCGACGTTGCCGATGTCGGTCAGCGCCGGGATCACGTCGTTGGCGGCGAACCCGACTGCGAGCAGGCGACGGGCGCCCTCGGACACGCCGGCGAAGTCGAACGGCGTCGTCTTGGCGAAGTTCTGCATCTGGCGCAGGAACGCGTCGGACCGCTCCGCCGAGCCGAGCAGGGCCTCGAAGGCGATGCGGGTCTGCTCGTAGTCGGCGACGGGCCCGAAGATGGCGCGGGCCGACAGGAACCCGGCGCCACCGAGCGCGAGGTTGCGGAGGTTCATGAACCCGCGCAGGGCGCCGCGCTGCGCCGTGGCCTGGAACGCTGACATCGCCCCCTCCTGGCGGGCGAGCTCGCGGGTGACGATCCGGGTCTGGTCGTTCATCGAGTCGCGCAGGATCGACTCTTGGCGGTTGGTCCCCCTGCGCATGATGTCCTGCTGGTCGTCCTGCTCGCGACGGTGGATGCTGGTAATCCGTCGCAGCCCGATCCCCACGGCGTTGCCCATGGAGCGAAGCGCCGACTGGGTGATGGACGACATGAACCGACCCCCAGTCTCGGTGGCGGAACGGATGATGCTCCACATCGCCTTGTGCGAGTTGGTCACCCGCCGCTGGTGCTCGCGCAGGATCGTCAGGTCACGGGAGTTCTGCGACCGTTGCTGCTCCCACGCCCTGCGACCGGCGATCTTGGAGTCGGCAAGCTCTTGGAACTCGGCGGCGCGCTGGCGCGAGCGTCGGCGCTTGAGGAAGTCGTCGTACTCTGCGTAGACGAACTTCCAGAACGTGCGCTCGTGATCGCCCATGCGGGTGCGGTGCCGCTGCGAGGACTGCTCCTCGTCCTGCTGCGCGTCGCGGTACTGCCCCTTCATGCGGAAGTAGTGGCGGCGCGTCGTCTCCTCCCACTTCGCCAGCCACCGCTTCTCGGTGTTGGTCCGCTGATCCTGGTGCCGCCGCTGCACCTGCAACTCCTGAGTGGCGGCCTGCTTCTGGATGGCGAGTGCGGTGGAGGCCGTCCGCTTGACGATCTCCCCCTCGCGCTTGCCCGCCGTCAGCGCCAACCGCTCCTGTTGCTGGTAGCGACGCCGGGTCGCCTCCAAGGTGATGCGAGTCACCTCAGCCATTGCCTTCGACGTGCCCCGAGTCGTTTCCCTCATCATCGCCTGCTGCGCTGCACGGACAGCCTTCTCGGTGGCGACCTTGAACGCCGCAGCCTGCACCGGGTCCATCTGGATGATGAACCTCTGGACGATGGGGTCGAGGTCCCCGCCGAAGTCACTCACGGCGCACAGAGTAGACGGGGTGGCCGGTCATCGTCTTGGCCCATCCCGATAGATGTGATACACAGGTGGCATGACCAGTCCTGAGGACCCGACCACCATGCTCGCCCAAGGCGCCGCTCAATTGCACGAGTTGTTCCTCGCCTACGTCGCTGCCGGGTTCACCGAGGCCCAAGCCATGCAGGTCGTGAGCGCCATGGTCATCGGCGCGGCGTTGAAGGGCTGAGTCGATGGCGCTGTCCGACGACGCACGCAAGGCAATGACGCTCCACATGGGTTGCGGCCGAGGCTGGACCGATACGGTGCTCGACCGGCTCGTGGCGGACGCACTCGCCGCCGTGTTACCCGACGGGCGCACCATCGCCCAAGCCCTCGACGCCTTGGCTGCCATCGAAGCGGCATGTAGCGCACTGCCGTCATTCAACAACCCGCTTGTGCGTGCGAACTCGCCAGCCGGTCGACTTCGAGACACCGTGAGGGAGCACTCCGCGACGTCGCGGATTCCGTGATACGCGATGGTCCCGAAGTCGTGATACGCTCCGCGGCCATGGCTACCGCACAAAATCCTGACGAGTTGCCAACCGTGACAGGGAAGCGCCGGACCGTCAAGGTCCGCGCCACCCTCACCGAGTTCGGCCGGGACTGGCGGCTGATCCGCCCCAACTCGATCATCGCTTCGCAGCTCATGGACGCCGGGGACAACATCAACCCCGTCTACATCTCCAAGTACTTCGCGGCCCACGTCCACCCCGACGAGCGCGCCGAGTTCATCGAAGCCGCCGAGAACGACGACAGCCTGGACCTCGAGGACCTCATGGATTTGATGAACAGACTCACAGAGGCGGTCTACTCGGATATGCCCGCTCCCGAATCAGGCGACTAGAATGACCGGAGGCCGCGGTGCTAGCCGCGACCTCCGTGAGTCAGACCTTTCTGGGAGGTCCAACATGCCGAAGGGTATACCGGGCAGTGGCGGCGTGTGCACCGTCGATGGGTGCGCGACCGGAGCAATCGCTCGCGGGTGGTGCGCCAAGCATTACCAGCGATGGCGGTCGCACGGCGACCCCGTGGCGGGCGTGGGCCTTACCTTCCCAGAGAACCTCCTCTCCCGCATGGAGCCACAGCCCAACGGGTGCATCCACTACACGGGGTCACTGACCCTCGCTGGGTATGGGCAGGTTGGGAAGGACGGAGGCAATGCCCTCGCCCATCGCGCTGCCTACGAGCACTTCGTCGGGCCGATCCCCGAGGGCATGACGCTCGACCACGAGTGTCACAACCTGAGTGGATGCACGATCACCGATCACACCTGCCCGCATCGTCGCTGTGTGAACGTCGCGCACCTAGCGCCGAAGTCCAAAGGCGAGAACACGAACGCCAGCCCGAACTCTTGGGCAGCCAAGACCCACTGCCCTCAAGGGCACCCCTATGACGAGGTGAACACCTACGTGAACCCACAGGGGGGTCGGATGTGCAGGGCATGTCGGGCTGAACGGTCAAGGCGTCGATGAGGCCCCGCTTTCACCTCGACGCATTCGGCGCTTCGTGGAGGATGGGGCGCCCTCGCGTCTCCGAGCCAGAAGCACAACGACTGCTCTCCGTGGCTGACGGAGAGCGCAGCGCCGTGATGTTCCACGTCGACTTCCTGTTGGCCCATTCGCTCGACGCCACCGACTTGAAGCGCGCGATGGAGGACGACGACGTGGAGGCCGAGTGGCTGGATGAACTGGTCGGCCTAGTCATCGAGGCGGCCTACAACGGACTCCCCCTATCCGCCCTCCTGACCCTGTGGGCGCTCTGGCCTGAGCGCTCACATCTGGTTCACGGGCAACTGCTCGCCGCCGGCAACCCGTCAGGGGCGGACGAGCTCGACCTCTACGACGTGGCGTGCCTCGTGTGGGCGTTCCTCGACGAAGCGGTGACAGCATCGGAGTTCACGGCGCGCCGTCTGGCGGAGTCGTCGAAGCTGCGCGACCGACTGCTCGGCACGCAGGGCCGCCCAGAAGCCGCTCAGGCCGAGGTGGACGAGTTCCGTGCACTGCTGAACCGCAACGCAGGCAAGAAGGCTCAGGGCGACGCTGAGGCTATTTCATCGACGACAGAGGGGGGCGACCCCCGCCCCGAGCCGCTCGACGGTACTTCGCACGGGTCCGACTGACGAAGGCGTAGGCCGGGGTGCCGGGGTGGTTCACGCCTCGGGAGAAGTGCTCGTTGTCGTCGGTGAAGTCCACCGGCCACGAGCCGGGAGGCTTGCGGGGGCCACCGTGGATCGACGGGCCGTCCCACGGGAACCGCAGCATCTTGCCGCTCGACGGGATGACGTGCTCTTGGGTGCCGTACTCCAACCGCAGCGCGTTCGGGTGGACCGACTTGAACCCGCCCTCCAACCGGTCGATGTTCGGGGCGTGGTTCTCGAGCGGGACGAACGAGTCCTCGTAGGCCGGGCCCTGCGATCGGCGGCGCGACTGCGGGCGACCGGGCTTCAACTCGGCCACGGCGAGGTCGTGCAGGTCGCGAATGAACGACCGGACCCCGTTGTTGATGATCCGGCCTGCGGTGGTGCGCCGGCGAGGGTCGGAGTTGAGGTGCGGGATGCGCTGCTCGCGGGTCGTGCCGAGGTCGACCTTGAGCCGCCCGGAGATCACGTCGCCACCCTCGGCGGCTCCCCGGTCACGTCCCAGGTCCACCCGCCGATCCACACCTGCGGGGCGAGCGGGGTGAGCGACCCGAAGCGCAACTCCGGCCGGCAGTCCACCGCGTAGTCGAACAGGGTCCCCGCGTACCAGTCGGAGAACAGGGCCTTGTAGGCGGCCTCGCCGTGGGCGTAGACGTGCGAGTTCACCGCGTGGAGCAACTCGGGCGACGGGAACTGGATCTGCTCCTCACCGACCGGCATCGGGTAGCAGCCCTCGCGCAGTTCGATCCGCCACGACGCCTGCCACGTCAGCGGGTACGCGCCGGGGATGGTGGCCCGATCGAACCCGCCCTGCGAGGTAGAGGTCGGCTGGTAGCCCACCAGCCACACGGCGACGTGCGCGCCCCGGACCTGCTCGATGGGGATGTTCGGCTCCCCGAGTGACACGAGGCCCTCGATGCCAGTGCAGTCCCCGCATGTGTCCGGGTCGTCGTAGGGCTCGATCGCCGCGACCACTGCATCGAGGATGGCCTGGCCCATGGGGAACAGGCACCCGCCCAACTCGTCGGGGACGTCGCACTGCACCTGTGGGATCACGGCATCACCCTAGACGCGCACCGGCCCCCACGTCGTCGTGGGGGCCGGAGGCAGCGAAGCCGCAAGGTGCAGGATCAGCAGGGTACTGTGACTAGATCAACTACCCACGACGATATAGCCGCACCCGGTCTCGGGCACGTCCTCGTCGAAGAACTGCATGTACGCCTTGTCGGGGTCGGTCGAGAAGTCCGTGGTGGCCTGCCAGTCGCCGTAGGGGCCGTCCGCCCACTGCGGGTTCGGGCTGATCTTGACCGAGCCGGTGAACATGGCGGCCTCGCCGTTGAAGGTGCGCCCACCGGGGCGGATCTTCACCAGCGGGAACACGTAGCGGGTGTAGGGCGGCAACTCCGACGCAGGACCGCACTGCCCCTCGGAGCCGATGCCGGCGTTCTTGACCCACACCTCGAGGCCCACGCCGTAGGAGGCGGTGGTGGACGGGCCGGGCATCCCGACACCGATGTTCTCGCCCTCCCACGGGGTGCCGGTGGCGCCGACGAGGAGGCTGGCGTTGGTCATCAACTCGATGAGCTCGAAGTCGAACAGGCCGATCTCGAAGTCGCCGGTGTAGCGCAGGACCTTGTCATCGTCCTCGGCGGTCCAGAGGATGTCGCCGCAGGCGTTCTTGGGCTGGAAGGTCGTGCCCTCCTCCACCTCGGGGTCGGCGTTGAGGGTGATGAGGCCCGCGGTGCAGACGCCGTTGCCTGCGCCGAGGACGGGGGTGCAGTCGGCGTCGAGCCGCGTGACGCGCAGGGCACACGCCTGGCGCTGTCCGACGCAGATCGACTCGAGGTCAGCCATGGGGACTCCTTGATCGGTGACGAGCGCTCGCCCGTCGTCTCGACGCGAGTGTCACCGTGGCCTGATCCCATGTCCAGCCGAGTGGGTGCCCACAGATAGATGTGAGACGCCGACTCCGCGACGTCGCGGAGTCAGAAGGTGCGGATGGTCCTCGGCTTGAAGTCCTGGTCCGGCGAGTACACGAGGGTGCGCAGGCTCGCCCCGGTCGGGTTGTAGGTGGACACGGCCTTGCGGACCGTCGGCAGTTCGCTGCCTGCGGTCTTGACTCGATCGACCTCCTCGCGCCGGGAGAACGAGTAGCTCACACCCTGCGACGACGCCCCGGTGGCAGCGCGTGGGAGTCGGGAGTCGGCGGAGCCGCACCGGTCGAGCCACAGTTGGTTCGCCAGTTCGATCACGGCGTCGCGCACCAGCGTCGGGACCGGCGCCCCGATCGCGTAGGTGATGACGAACCGCTGCTCGGATGCAGGGCCGCCGCCCATCGGCCACGTCCCGTCGACCCGGACGAGGTGCCAGTTGTCGTGCAGTTCGTACTCGGACGGGTCGAGCACCACCCCGTCCACGATCACCTCGGTGATGTCCGCGATGGGCCCGGCGAGCACCACGGCGTCGCAGCCACAGCAGGCACACGTCCCCCACCGCAGGGTCGCCTCCCGCACCGCCTTCGACGGGGCGTACCCGAGGTTGGTCCGGCACGGGTGGATGGTGCGGGGGCACTCCCCGAGGGCGGGGTAGGCGAGCAGCTCCCACATGACCTCGGTGGACTGCATAAGCAGTTCCTCGAGTTCGGTGTCGGAGGGGTCCTCACCGCCCGAGCCCTCGGTGCGGCACGGGCACCCTTCGGGCAGATCCTCCAACTCGGCCCAGGGGCCGCACAGCGTTCCGATGGCGGCGTCAGGCATGTCGCCAGCCTAGGTCATGGGGCCGGGTAGAAGGTCAAGACTCCACCCATGAGGGAGATATCGCCGGGGGCCGCTCCCGTGCCGGCCGCCGTCCCTGTGACACGAAAGGCCAACGTCTCGGTCAGGTCCAGACCGGTGATGTCGAGTTTGCCCATCACCACTGCGATGACCTGCTTCGTGGTGTTCGTCGCGGCGACCAGCTCGAACAGCACACGCACAGCGGTAGCGGAGACCCGGATGATGGACCCTTGGACCTCCGCCCAGTGCCCGGCCGTCGCCGCCAGGTTGTTCGAGTCGGTGAACGCGGTGCCTGCGAAGTACGCCCGATAGCGGCGGGTCGCGGTCGCGTGGGCGACACCGTAGAGGGAATACTCGAAGTCGATCCGGTCGCCGTCGGCGGCGAGGCGGCCAGCGGGCACCATGTTCAAGATCAGGTCGTCCTCAGTGCCATCGGTCGAAGTGGTCGACACCGTGGACCGGTCTGTGAACAAAGGAGCCGGCGAATCAGGGTTCGGGGCGTCCGGGCGCGCCACGTAGTCGTAGTAGGTGGGCATCACGACCCGGCGACGACAGTAGGGACCGTCACGGCGACGGCGATGACCAGGCAGTTCTCGAAGGCCACGAGGGCAGGCTGCGCGAAGATTGTGGCGTAGGAGTTGCGGCTCATGTCGAACCGGGCGGACTCGGTGCCGAGTTGGCGTCGCTCGCCGAGCCAGTACCGGGGCACGCCGAGGATGCCGTACACCCACGACTCCTCGGGGTCGGACTCGTCGGCCGGGCCCACTCCGTCGAAGCCGGAGTCGCCGACGAGGAAGTGGCCGGTCGGGGTCTGGTAGACGCCGTTCTCCTCGGTCACGTCGTAGGCGTTGACGAGCAGGCCGAAGGTGGCGGGGGTCGCCATGATCGTGCCCTGGGCGTTGTCCACCGCGGAGAACAGGTCGTCGAACGCGTACAGGGCGTCCTCGACGTCGACCGGGCCGGTCACGATGCCGGTGGCCTCGGACTGCAAGGACGGGTTCGCGGTCTCTGCCCCGGTGGCGAGCTCGCGGGCGACCTGTGCGCTGATCTGGGTGTCGAACCGCTGGATGATCCGGCCGGTGGCGAGATCCTTCTCGAACCGCTCGGGGGCGTCCTCGCGCCCGACCACGGTGAACGAGTGGAACGTCTCCGCCTCAGGCGTGGTGGGGCCGGCCGAGGGGATCTGCACCTCGTCGCAGAACAGGTCCTCGTGGGCGGTGAGGTTGGCGCAGCCCTGCGGGCAGAACGTCACCCCGCCGGCGAACCGGTCCATCTCGCCTTCGGTGATCGGCTCCGCCACATCGAGCAGCAGGCCGCGGGGCCGCTTGCGGAGCCGGGGTGCTGCGATGATGACGGGGGGCATGGGATTGTCGGAACTCACGACAGCACCCTAACTCCTTCTCCCCCGGTGATCGGCCGACCCTGACCCGAGGGGGGTTCGGGTCAGGGTCGGATCAGATCAGGAGCCGCAGACGGGCGCTTCGGCCGGCGCGTAGTTCACGAGGCCGTTGGCGCAGATGCCGTCGATCTTGAGCGAGTACGACGGGCAGCCGTAGTCGATCAGGCCCTCGTAGGACTCCCAGAACATCGTGAACTGGTTGCGGGCCATGTCGTCCTTGTCCCACGGCGTGCGGTTGGTCACGCCGATGGTCATGGAGCCCTCGTCGAGCCGGGCGGTGTTGCCCTCACGCATGATGAGCATGTCGGCCCGGACCGGCAGTCCCTCGAGGTCGCCGGCGGTCTGGGTGCCGATCTCGGCCCAGCCCTCGGGGCTGTCGATGACCCAGTGGACGTTGAACCCGGCACGGGAGAACGCCGCCTCCACCTCGCCGCGGGCAGCGACCAGATCGGCCATGGTGGGGTTGTACTTGGGGGTGCGCATCCAGTCACGGATGAGCAGGGTGAGCACCCAGCGGTGGAGCCACACGCCGAAGCGGATGCCGTCGTCGTAGCGCTCCTGCTCGGTGTAGACCATGGCGGTCTGCACGAGGTTGTCGAGGATGTTGACCGTCGCGCCGAGGTCGTCCTGCACGATGCCGTCGACCGGCACCAGGTTGGGCGAGTTCAGCGCGGCGTTCATGAGGGTGGTCTCGGCCAGGCGGGACCAGAGGGCGCCCAGCTTGTTGATGAAGGCGGCCACCAGCTCGGGGTGGGTCATCTGGTGCAGGTTGCGCACGGTGAGGCAGCGGTACACGCCCCAGATGTCGTAGTCGTCGGGGGTGCCGCACGGGATCACCGCACAGGCCGACTTGACCGACCCGGAGTCCACGGCGTCGTCGGACCGATCCCACGCGCCGGTGCCGTCACCCGAGGAGCCGTCGGTCACGTCCGACAGCTTGGGCGAGGGGTAGACGCTGTAGCCGCCGCGGGGGGCACGGCGGTTGGGGAGCGAGTTGGCGAACGGGCGGGCCTGCGAGGAGTCGCAGCCGACGTCGTAGATCGGCTCGCGGGGCACGCAGTCCAGGCCGGCGGTGATGGCGTCGGTGGGGTCGCCGTAGCCGATCAGGCCCGGCTCGAGGTCGGTGCCCTCGGCGAAGCGGCCCTTGATCTGTGCGACGCCGATGCGCTCGGTGCCGCCACCCTGGATGTCCTTGAAGCGCTCCACCAGCGCCGCCGACACGTCGTGCATCGACTCGAACTGGTCACCGGCCGAGAAGCCGCTCACGCCGGCGAGGGCGGTGAACTTCTGTGCGAGGGCGTCGGGGGCGGTCGGGGCCTTGGTGATGCCACCAGCCTTGGCCGAGGTGCGGGCGGGGTCGGCCTTGGCGCGGGGCCGGGCAGAGGCGGTCACGGCCTCGTCGCTCTCGTCCTCGGTGTCGTCACCGGACTCGTCACCGAGGTCGTCGCCGTCCTCGTCCTCGTCGCCATCGTCGGTCGCCTCGTCGGCGTCCTCGTCGGCCTCGGGCTCGTCCTCCAACGAGGACTCGAGGTCGGCCAGTTCGGCGGCGGCCTCGGCGCGCTGCGAGGACAGGGCGTCGATCTGGTCGATCGTGGCCTTGGCGAGCCGGGCGTTGCCCATGTCGTCGTCGCTGAGGTTCTCGCTCTTGGCGCGAGTCACGACGTCGAGCGCGAAGGTCCGCAGTGCGGCGCGCAGGGTGGCGAGGGCCTCGTCGCTCAGTTCGCTGAGGTTCTCGGGGATGGCCGGGAAGTACATTGCGTGCTCCTGTGGGTGAGCAGGGGCGGAGGCCCCTCGTGGCGCTGAGTGTCACGGCACCATCGAACCCATGTCCAGCCGAACGGCGCGATTCGATAGATGTGAGACGCCGACTCCGCGACGTCGCGGACCCACAGACGCGACGCATCCCCCGGCACTGCCACCGGGGGATGCGAGAAGTGCCTAGGAAGCGAGGAGAAGTCTAGCGCCCTCTCGGCTTCCGCTTCGGCTTCGCCGACTTGTTCTTCGAGCAGCCGCAGCCCATCAGAGCGCCGCCTCGATGTCGGCGAGTTCCGCGGCCTGGTCGGCGAGGAGTTCCTCGCGCAGTTCCTTGGCCTCGGCGCGCTTGGCGAAGTTGGCGACCATGTTGAGCGCCACCCGCGACTCGGGGTCGAGCGGGACGTAGCCGTCGCGGAGCAGGCCGGCGTCGGCATCGAGCGGCGCGATGGCACCGGCGCCCACGAGGCAGGTCTGGCGACCGGACTCGGTGAAGGCCGACGGGCGGGCGAGCGGGAAGCCGCGGGCGTTGACGGACAGGGCGGCGACCATCTCGAGGTTGCCGCCGATGCGTCGCCAGTCGCCCGAAATGCCGAGCGAGCGGCAGCGGGTCACCACGTCGTTGTCGGTGCCGGGCAGCACGTAGCCGTGATACCAGATGCCGAACTCGTCCTCGCCCACCGCGACCGCGGCCCACGCGTTGCACGAGTCGTCGTAGTGGGCCTGCGCCTCGCGCCAGTCGAGCGACTTGGCCGCGTGGTTGCCGCCGTAGGTGAGCACGCCCACCGGGAGGAACTCGCCGTCGGTGGTGAGCACCTCGGCGTTGGCGAAGTAGGCGTAGCCCGAGCGCGACTTCGGGGCCATGAGGGTCGTGCCGGGCACCCCGAGGTGCGGCCGACCCCACGCGGCGATGTGGCCGTAGACCTCGATGCGGCCGTGCTCGTCGGCGGCACGGATGCGGCCGGGGGTCACCTCGTCGAAGCCGGGGTCGGCGAACCACTCGGACGGCGGGGCGGACGGGTCGACGTCCACGGTGACCTCGGCGTCGGCTTCCAGCACGGAGAACGCTCCGACGCCGGCAGGGAGCGCGACACCGGGCATGGTGGGCACGAAGGCACCCTCAGTGAACGACGACGCAGCGGTGATGGCGTCCTCGCTCATCACCGGCTCGCCGAAGTCGAACTCGGGGTCCTCCAACTCCACGAAGCACCCCTCCATGGCCGGGTTGGCGAGCAGGGTGGTGGCGCTGATCTGGTAGTCGGTGAAGTCGATCAGGAGCTTCATGGCCTCGAGGTCGAAGTCGACCTCGTAGTTGCTCACGGACAGCTCGACCGAGTTGCCGCGCAGCACCTTCATCTGCACCATGCGACCCGCCATGCGCGCCGACGGCGTGTCCATGATCCAGCCCCGCGCCTTGACCGAACCGTCGTCGTAGACCTCGATCAGATCGACCATGCCGGACACCTCGGCCCGGCCGGACTCGCCGTGCTGGGTGGCGGTCATCACCGAGAACGCGATCGGCAGTTCCCGCGTGCCGAACCCACTGTCGCGGAGCAGCCGGCCGTCCGCGGTGCGCAGGTTCAGCTTCACCATGTCGTTGAAGTAGATGCCGGTGAGCATCCCCTCGGGCGGCGCGTCCGGGTGCGAGCCGAAGGTCTTGATCGGCGTCAGGGTGTCGAGCATGGGTCCTCCTTGGAGACTGGCGCGAAGGATCGCACAGGGGTCAGCCCCATGTCACGCCGTGCTACTTCCTCACGTCCCCCGGCGCCCCAGCGGGCTTGGACGAGTCGGCGGGCAGGCGCGACGAGGGAGTCCCACCGACGCCGGGTGCGCCAGCAGGCTTGCCCGCCTCGATCTTCTCCCAGTCGAAGGACTCGGCCACGTCCATGCCGAAGGTGGCGAGGTACGGACTCTTGATCTGGCGACCAAGGATGCGGACGTACTCCTCCTCCGATGGTGCATCGGCGTCCTCCGCCCCCGACTTCTCGCGCAGCACCTTGTCGCTGACCGTGATGCGGTCGTGAAGTTGGCGGTAGTCCTCGGCGGCGTTCGGGCGGGTGACGACATTGGACCCGTCGGCGATGACCGTGACGGTGGCGATCTCCTGCTGGGGGAATCCGTTGTCGGCGAGCGCTGGTCGGAGGAACACACGCAGCAGGCCATCGGCGAAGCGGTCGGCCGGTGGTTGCAGGTGGTTGGTCACCGTTGAGTCCGAGATCGACCAGTTGGCCCAATGGGAAGCCTCACCCATCCCCGTCTGCACTTCGATGGGGAGGTCCTGGCCGCGGGTGATGGTGGTACGCAGTTCGTCGCGCAGGCGCATCTCGCCTTCGTCGATCACCCGGTCCAGGGTGATGTGCTTGATCTTCTCGCCGGCCTCGTCGGAGCCGCGCATGATGATCGGCATGACCCCAGCGGCGGTCCCGCGGTTCTGGATCGCCTTCTGCATCATGTCGATGATGGTGGCGATCACCGGGTCCATGTCCGCGAGGTCGGAGCCTTCCGGCTGCGGGGTGATCGGCATGGAGATGGAGTTCGGGATGAACAGGATGCCCGCCGAGGCGAGGCGCGACAGGATGCGCCCGCTGATCGAGTCGTTCAGGTCGAGGAGGCGTTGGCAGTCGTCCTTGAGCGCCTCGAGGGGGCCGTCGGCCTGCTGGCTGTACTCGGGGTGCGAGTACCAGAACCGGCGCAGGTAGGCGTTGTCGGGGATCAGGTCGTCCTCGGTCGGGTCGTCCCCGGAGCCGAGCGGGTCGCGCCAGGCGCGCTCCCCGGCGCCGCGCCACTCGGTGAAGCGCAGTTCGTTGGTCGACAGGAACTCCCACTCGGCGTCGCGTCCGCGCTCGGTGGGGGGGGCGAACAGGTAGCCGTCGGCGGCGATGTTCATGTTCAGCCCGTAGCGGCGCTGGATCTCCCCGATGCCACCCTGCGGACCTTCCAACCCGGCGAGGATGTCCTCGGCGGCGCCGATGATCGCCGGTCGGTTCTTGGACTCGGGGACTCGCGGGTCGGCGGTGGGGGAGTCGGGGTCGAGCAGCGCGGGCCTCATGGTGAAGCGGCTGAGGGCGTTGCCGATGTAGTTGGCCGGGTAGCGGACCTCGGGGAGCGTCCGGTAGAAGCCCCAGACGTAGCGCTGCCACTCACGGCGGGCGAGGCGCTGGCGGCGGACCTCCACCGACTTGGACAGGTCCACGATCTGAGCGGAGGCGGTGACGTGACCGATCGGGTCGGAGACCATGGGGCGCGACATGGGACCCTTTCTAGCCTGCGTTCGAGCGCATCTCCCGCTCGAAGCCACCGGCGCCGGGGGAGCGCACGTCGAGTCGGGGATCGAGGCCCTCGGTGGCGAGTTCCTCGGCGAGCAGCACCTCGTACAGCGGGTGGTGCAGGCGCGCCAGGCGCATGAGGGCGCGGGACCGGGCGCGGTTCCAGCGGCGCTTGCGGTCCTTCGCCTCGTCGGTCAGCGGCTTGTTCTTCCGGCCACGGGTGGGGCGCTTCGGGGCCGGGCGCTCGTCGAGGCGCACCAGTTCGAGGTGGTGGACCCCGGCGCGGATGCACTCGGCGCACAGCCCCTTGCGGAGCGTCCCCTCCACCTTCAACGCGCCACAGCGGCACGCGACGTAGCCCGCAGGGACGAACCCGGCAGCACCTTCGGCGGTCATGGTCGCCCACGCTAGCGCGTGCGAAGGGGCAGGTGTATGCTCGGCGGTCCATGACCTTGGCGGAGATCGAACAGCCCGAAGTGGTCGTACCGCTCGAGGAACGCACCCAACGGATCTACGGGGCGCTCGAAACCGCGGCCATGGACATCGGGCGAGAGTTGCTGGCAGCCAAGGTCGAGCACCCCGGCCGGTTCATGGAGTGGGTGTCCACCGCGCTGCCGTTCGGGATCGACAAGGCCGAGCGGCTCATGGCAGTGACCCGAGCGTTCGCCACCACCGAGCCCGAGATGCGCTCCGCCCTCCCAAGCCACTACACGACCCTGTTCGAGTTGTCCCGCCTCCCCGCCGAACGATTGCAGCGCGCCATCGAGGCCGGGCAGGTCACGCCGGACACGACCTACCGTGAGGCCCGAGCACTCCGCGACGCCGCGGACTCCCCCGAGTGGGAGCGGGTAGAACTCCCCGAGGTCACCCCGTCACCCGCCGCGGAGCCGAGGCTGTCGGCCGAGATCGTGGCGAAGGAACTCATGCGGTTCCCCGTGTCCAACCTGAGCGGCGAGATGGTCGTCGCACTTCGCCGCTGGCTTATGTAGCACTACGGAGTAGACTGTCGATATGGGGTGCGCCGTAGAAGGATGCGAGTCGGAGGGACGCCTGATCCGCGGTTGGTGTTACCGCCATTGGTCCCGGTGGAGGCACCATGGTGACCCGCTCGGCGGGAACATCCGGTACGAGTGGCCCGAGAACCTCTTGCAACGGATGGAGCCGCAGCCCAACGGGTGCATCTACTTCACGGGGAACATCTGGGCAGGGGGCTACGGAAACCTGTCGCGCAAGGGGAGCAAGGTGGCCGCCCACCGCGCCGCCTACGAGCTATTCGTCGGGCCGATCCCTGAGGGGATGGAACTCGACCACACCTGCCATGACCCCGACGCCTGCAAGGAGGGTGACAAGTGCCTTCACCGGCGATGCGTCAACGTAGAGCACCTGCGACCGACGACCCCCCGAGACAACACGCTGCGGAGTAACTCCATAGCCGCAAGGAAGTCCCGGCAAACTCACTGCGCCAAGGGTCACAAGTTCGACGAGGCAAACACGTACATCAACCCGCAGGGCAACCGTCGTTGCCGTCGCTGCATGGCTGACGCATCCAAGCGATACAAGGATCGCAAGCGGCTAGGGTGACGGCCATGGACGAGACCGCTGAGTGGTTGCAGTGAGCGTGCAGTGGTTCCCCTTCCGTGGCCGCCTCCACGCCCGCAACCCGGAGAAGGACCGCTTCACCGCGCACTGCGGTCTCGCGCCGGCGGACGTGGCCGACCTGCGGGTCACCCTGGCCGACGCCTCCGACGTGCCCGACGGGTGCTGCGAGAAGTGCCTCGTCGCCGTGGCCCTGGACTCCACCATCGACGAGCCGCTGGAAGTGGCGCAGGCGCGAGGCTTCCTGCCGGTCGAGCAGAACCTCTAGGTCGGGCCGTTCTGTAGGACGTAGCGCACCGCGTCCAGATCCGACGGGCGCCACACGAAGGCTGGGACCCCCGAAGCGATCAGGTCGTCGAGCACCCCGTCCTGCTCGGGGGTCGTCTTTCCCGACTGACTCTTGAGCTCGACGGCGCAGTGCCATCCCCGGCCGGGGTGGTAGAGGAACAGGTCGGGCCACCCGACGATCGAAGTGGCCGTCGTCCACCGCTGCCCCTTGCCGATGGAGCGACGGACGTGCATCACCTTCCAGCCGAGGATGCTGGCGAGTTCGCGGACCTGCTCCTGCCAAGTGCGCTCGGTGATATCAGCCAGGGTCAATCGTCACCCTCGCGCCGGGACCATTCGATCACGATGCGGCGCAGGAGGTCGGACCGGTTGCGGTTCCCCACCTTGGCGTCGATCACCCGGACCTCGGCCTCGGTGAAGCGCACACACAGTGGCTTCTTGCGTGGCTCGTCTGCGATCTTTCGTCCCATGCGTATGACACTACCGCAGTGTGATACGGCTTCTCCACCTGAGCGTTACGTCAGGTGACGAAACTCCCGATGGGTCACAGGTGCCAGGGAAAGCGGGTGGAGGGAAGTTCGGTCACGCCGGCGCACCGGTCGCTCCTCGGTTCCCCTCCACCCACACCTTCCCTACCCCCGGTAGAACCGCCCGCAGTGCGGCCACTGCCCGAGGCCGGCGCGGTTCTTGAGGATCTCGGCGCGGTACGCCTGCTCGGCCGGGGAGTTCTGGTGGGGGTAGCCGGAGCCACCCACCGAGCGCCAGGTGCTCAAGAGGAACTGGACTCCCCCGTAGTACCCATTGCCGGTGTTGATGGCCCAGTTGCCGCCCGACTCGCAGTTGGCGACGCCCTGCCACCGGTACACGAGGTCGGAGTGCTGCGCCGACTGCACCTTCGACAGGTAGACGGCCAAGAGGTACTGGCCGAGCTTGGCCTCCACCACGGCGTTCATGTAGGCGGCGAGGCGCTTGGCCTTGTAGAAGCCGATGTTCGGGTTGTGCGTGCGGTTGTACCAGCGCTGCACCTCGATGCGCGTGTAGGGGTAGGTGGGCGGCGCGCCGACCTCCGCGACGTAGCGGACCGCGGCCACGACCTCAGGAGCGGGCCCGGAGCAGGCGGCGGAAGTCGCCGGGTACGGATCGACGGCCGCTCCGCCACCGGGATGGATCTCGAAGTGCAGGTGCGGGGCGTCGGCCGAGGCGTTTCCCGTATGTCCGACGTAGGCGACGAGCTCGCCCGCGACGACCGGGCCGTCACCTCGAGCGTGGCCTTGGAGGTGGGTGCCGAAGTAGGTGGTGCCGGACTCGCCGTCGAGGTAGAAGCTGTCGTTGCCGTGGGTGCGGTAGGTGCCGGACTCCACCGCGTAGATCGGGGTGCCGTCGGGGGCCATCATGTCGACGCCCTGGTGGGTGTGCCCTGAGCGCGGCGCGCCCCACGAGGACACGAAGGTCGACGCCGGGACCGGACAGCGCATCGGTTCGGCTGCGCTCGCCGGCGGGGTAGGGAGGAAGGGACACGCGATCGCAACGATCAGCGCTACCGCCGTGATACGCACGCGGTGTAGGGTCATGGGGCTTGCTCCTTGGTCGGGGGAAAGCAAAGAGCCACCCTCGCGGGCGGCTCGGCCAAGACACTAGCGCCCCGGTGGGCTAGAAGTCCACCGGGGCGCCGTCGCGTTCAGGGAGCGAATAGGGAGTCCGGGTCCTCGGCCTGGTTGCCCCATGTCGTCCATCCCACCCTCGGGCCACGGGCGAACATCTCCAATCGGGGCTCGGGGCTCATCTTCTCGGCCACGTCGCGGTAGAACTCGTGCGGCTTCTCGGAGTGGCGCGCCAGTCGGGGCCACAGGTAGCCGGTCGGCAGGGCGAGTCCGTCGGGCGGAGGGCACGAGCCGCGGACGCCGAACAGGACGTGCTCGGTCGCTCCCCGGAAGTAGAAGCCAGACTTCATCGACACGCGGATCGGGTGCGAGTCCTGCGTCTTGGTCCACGTCAGCATCGTCTTGTACTTGAACCCCCACGCAGCCATGACCTCCATGCCCTCAGCGATGAAGGCATTGGTCACCCACAGGTAGAGATGGGCGGACGAGTCAGCGACGTCGCGGACCGGCAGGGCGAGGATCTCGTCCATCGGCATCGGTTCATAGCCCATCGTCTCTACTCCTCGGTGCCCGCGGTCAACCTCGTCTTGGGGCTTCGGAATCACGAAGTGCCCGCTTGATGAGGTGCCGTAGGGCCACGGTGGGTCAGCAGAGATGGTGCGGAAGGGGCCTTCCGGCAGTGAATCGTGCATCTGGTTCTCCTAGGGGACGAATCTTGGGCTGGAACTCGTCTCGGGGTGCCCGCAGGGCCGCTCAGGGGCCGATTTCGGGCGATTCTTGGCCCAATCCCAGCGATCCATGCCCACCGAGGCCCTTGCAGCCCTCAATGCGGCCTGTCGGCGCTCCCAGAAGGCAGCGATGGACCTCAGATCGGCCAGATCGGGGTGCCCGGCGCGCCTCACGAGCGTTCCAGACGCTCGATCGCGGCGGCAGCGCGCTGGGATGCGCTCCCGAGGTAGGGGTAGACCTCGCTCACGACCCATCGGCGGGTTTCTCGGCGGATGATGCCGTCCTCGAGCGCGCTCTGGACGGCATCATGGAGTCCAACCGGACCGTCAACCTGAGGTCCGACCGCCGCCCAGTCCCAGAACCGACCCCCGTGATGGATGTTGCGCCGCCAACGAGGCGAGTTCATGACCACCACGGGCCGATCGTGGGCGGCGAACTCGAACATGGTGGACGAGTTGTCGCAGACGTAGAGGTCCGCGACGTCGCGGACCGAGCCGAACGAGTCGAGGAAGGGCACCCGCCAGTGGCCGGGCCACGCGTTGAGCACCTCGTCGGCGATCCGAGGGTGGGCATGGACGGCGAGGTCGATCTCGCCGACATCTCGCATCGCCACGAGCGCCTCGATGGCCGCCAACCCGTAGTCGTCCCACACGGTGCCTGCCTCTCGGGCCACCTTGCAGCGCCAGTGGAACGAGATGACCACCATCGGTGGGTCCGAGCGCGACTTCGGGGGCAGGTCCACCCACGAGTCAAGCTTCGGGCACCCCACCACCTCGGCGGGCACCCGGTCCCCGTACCGCTGGTAGTGGTGGTCGTGGGCCTGCTGGTTCGGGAACAGCGCCAGGGCGGCGCGCTCGTGGCCGCGGCCACCGGGGTACGACGAGTGCTGGTACTTCTTCGCCCCGGAGAGGTAGGACTGCCCTGCGCCGTGCTGCATGAGCACGATCTTGCGGGCGCCGGCCTTGTGCGCCACCAGCAGGTCGGAGTGCGCGGCGACCACGACGGTCTGGTCCTTCACGTACTCGGCCAGCAACTCGGGCTCGCCGTTGTGGAACCACCGGGCGCCGTCCATGACCTGAAAGACGGGCCACAGGTGGTGCGCGTAGTGGGCCTCGGTGGAGAAGAAGGTGACGCTCACGCCCCGACCCCCCGCCCGAACGGCCACGGGCCTCGGATCTCGTAGTCGCCGGTGCGGACGTTGGACAGCACCCAGGTGACCGCCGAGGGGTCGAACATGATCCGGGGGTCGGTCTCCACGTCGCCGAAGGCGTCGGCGAAGCGCGCCGGGACCATGATCGTGTTGCAGTGGGTCATCGCCACCGGCAGGTAGTCGTTGCCTGCGGCCCACTCGCAGAGCATCCCAGCCGAGCAGCCGTGGTCGGGCCCGAAGTCCTCGGCGACGTGGATCGGGGCCATCGGGTGATGCTCCACGCACAGCACGTAGGGGCGCGCCGCCATGGCGCTGAGGATCGCGTAGTCGTAGCCGTCCACGTCGATCGACACGACCCTCGCATCGGCGGGGACGACCTCGTTCACGTTGTCGACGGCGACGTGGTTGTAGGAGGTGAGCACCTGCGGGTTCGTCGCGTAGTTCTCGTGCAGATCCACCACCTTGTCGGAGTCCGACTCCACCATGACCACCTCCCACCCGGGGCGGAACGCCAGGTGGCGGGTGTTGGACAGGTGAATGCCGTCACCCGCGCCGAACTCGACAGCGGTGCCCTCGTCGATGCCCATGCGGTCGAGGCACTCGGAGATGATCCGGCCCTCCCCGAACTGCGACCAGTCATCCTCCGTGCGTCGCAGGGCCACCTCGTGCAAGAGACTCACCGCGGCACCAGCCTCGCCACGTCGTCGGTCACGCCCTCGTAGTTGTAGCCGTAGGCCGCGGCCCACTCCTCGATCTCGCCGACGGTCATCCAGCCCTTCCGCCCCGAGCACAGGCGAGCGTCGTCGATCAGGATGACGTGCATGTTGGCGTCGTGGGCGAGCGCCTCCATCTCGGCGCGCATGGCGGCGCGCCCGTGGTCGGCGATCTCGTGGGCGTCGAGCCACACGACCGCAGGCAGGCCCACGCCGGCGAGCACCGGGCCGAGCCAGTGGCCGGAGTCGCCGTGGATCACCCGGACGTGGGGGGTGCCGAGCAGCCGGTTGGTCGCCGACTGGTAGTAGTCCTCGGCCGCCTCGATCGTCACGATGGTCCCGAACTCCGGCGCGCAGCGCAAGGGCAGGTCGCCGATGGCCGAGCCGGTCTCGATGAACACGTCCAGGCCCCACTTGTTGCCGTACTCGATGATGAGGTCGGCTTTGCCATCGGACTCGAGCATGGTCATGGGATCTCCTTCAACGGAGGAAGCGGAGCGAGACGCCGACGCGACGCCGAGTAGCGACGCCCCTTGGCGATGCCCTCCGACTTGGAGCGCCATTCGGCGTCAGGGCGGTCCGAGGTGTACAGCACGAGCACCTCCTCGAACATGAAGTGACGGCCGCCGGCGAGCTCGAGCGCGGGGGTCATGAGGGCGTAGTCGGCCCCGCCGTCGAGCCACTGGCCGCGCATCTTCATGTAGGAGTCGGGGATGGCGTCGAAGATGCGGCGACGGAAGGTACGCAGGTGGTTCCAGGCGGTCCCGTTGCGCTGCGCCCATCGGCGGTAGGTGCCGTCGGCGCACACTCCGGGCGGGATCGGCTTCACCGGTGGGCACCCGTCGTGGGGCGGGTCGGGCCGGTAGTTGCCGTAACTGACATCAACGTCGGTGGAGGCGTAAACGCCCATGAGCCGGGAGATGACCTCGGGGTGGGCAAACCTGTCGTCCCCATCCAGGAAGGCCACGATGTCCTCGGGGTTCATCGGCGTGTCCCGGATCATGGTCGCCTGGTTGCCGATCACCCCGAGTCGTTCTGGGTGACGGAAGATGTGCCAGCCCTGCCGACCCTCGAACTCGTCAAGCACCTCACCCACCCCAGGCTCGTCAGAGGCGTCATCGCCCACGAGCACCTCGAAGTCGGCACCGACCTGAGAGGCGATCGACTCCAACGATGGACGCAGCAGGTCGGGCCTGTTGCGAAAGGCCGTCACGACGTAAACCTTCATCCCTGCATCTCCTCGGGGAAGTTGAGGTGGGCGAACTCGCCCCATGCTTCATGGGCCGCTGCGTCGTAGACGCGAGCAGCCTCAATCTCGCTGTCAAACCGGCCCAGGAACCGATAGCGACCGTTGATCCTGATCTGTGCCTGCCACGTCCCATCCCGCTTGTACCAGCCGACTCCCTTGAACTGCGACGTGGCATCCCGGTGGGACCTGCCATTTGTTTGGTTCTGCTGTCGGGTCACGAAGCGTAAATTTGACCGTCGGTTGTTCAACCCGTCGCCGTCGATGTGGTCTATGTGGCGAGAGTCGCCACGCTCCAACCCCATGACCTCACGGTGTAGAAGCTTGAGGTGACGCCCCGGAACGCCCGGCGCGTCTGACCTTGTGACCGCGTAAACCGAACGCCCGTTGATCTTGGTAGTCCAGTTCCGCCCCTCGACAACTGCCAAGTCTCTCACATCTACCTCGGCCCACTCACCGCGAGTGAGCGGGATGCGAACCACGTCGCCATCGACTCGCACCGACCGGATATGCTGTGCCACGTTCGGACCACCTCCGTGGTGCGGGGAGCGGTGCCGGGGTCTAACCACCCCGGCACCGCCCATTCTAGCCATGTCGCGAACGGCGAACGAAGATCCCGTCCCCCCACCCATGGCGGGTCCACTTCGTCTCGGCGCGCCGGAAGCCCTGCTGCGACAACCACCTATCGAGGTCACCGACCAACGTGCACCCCTTGTAGAGCAGCTTCCTGTTTAGCTCGGCGTACACGTCGTCGCAGCCGGGGGACTGGATGGTGCGGATGCCGCCGCGCAGCACCGGCAGCTCGATCCCCTGCAAATCTACATTGAGGAAGGTGGGCACGAAGTCGAGCTCGGCGCAGATGGAGTCGACGCTGCGGGTGAGTCCGGTCACGTCGGCCACGAAGCGCACGTCGCGGTGCTCGCGGGCGTGGGTGCCGAAGTCGAGCACCGAGGACGACTCGCCGTTGTTGGCGACGTGGAGGGTGGCCGGCTCGTCGTCGTACTCACCGAGGAAGGCGTGGATCACCTCGTGGCCCGGTCGGTGGGCGACGTTCTCCATGAGCGGAGCGATCTTCGCGGGGTTGGCCTCCACCCACACGACCCGCTCGGCACCGGCCTTGTCGTAGGCGTCGGCTTCCTCCCCGAGATGTGCGCCGAGGTGCAGGACGCGGGTGGGGTCGACGCCGTGGCGGGCGATCAGGTCGGGGAGTGGAATCAGCATGGCAACTTCCCCCGGTGCACGATCCCACCGTGGATCAGGTGGCGGGTGATCTCCCGCACCGGCTCCACCGGGTCCGCAGCACCGCACCGGGCAAGGAAGTCGATGGTGAAGCCACACCCGAGCGGACACCGCCACGCCACGTAGTCGCACTTCCCCTCGCCACGGTCGGTGACCTTCATGAACTCGTCGATCTCGTCAGGCACAGGGCACTCGCCTCCACGGCAGGTCTACGAACAGCAGTTCGGTGTTCACATGGGCGAGGTTCGGGCCGTACCAAAGATCGGGATAGAGCACGTTCTTGGCGCTGGTGTTGAGCCACGCGGCCCACCACCCGTAGGTCGAGTTGGAGATGATGAGGTTGTCGAACTGGCCCATGAGTAGCAGGTCGATCCAGTCCATCGCCGGCTGGTTCCGGTACTCGCGGGGGATGTGGCTGCGCGGCTTCGTCTGGCGGACCTCCACCTTGCGGCCGAACACCTCGAGCTGGTTCTCGGCGC